CAAAATCCTCTTGCGACAGCGTTGTGCGCGGATCCACAGGTTCTATCACAACCCCTACTGGATACCGCACCCCCAACTCCGACGCCTTTGGCTTCGTCGTGTCCTCCGGCACATTTGCCAGAATCCGGCGGAAACGTTCCTCCACCCCACGAGGCAGGAGACTGTCCTCGGCAGCTCGCCGACGGGCAGCCAACATCTCTCCACGACTCTTGTACTCCTCTTTTACAGCGTCTCGCACGCTATAGAAAGGAGCCAACCTAGCCCGGAGCAGATCCACCTCTGCCAAGCGCTTCATCAGCTCGGCCATCGGGCTCTCAGGCTGAGAGCCAGCGAACGTCTGCGAGTAACGGAACAAATTGGAATAAGTCCCGTTAACTACTGCAGGAGATTGCGTTATTGCAGGCAAAAAGGTACACTGCACATTCGGTGTAAAAGGTGTCACAATACACGATGTCACCGTCAGTGTGCCTCCAGCAATCGCCAACGCAAAGTACTCATGCTTATTCACAGTACATTCAGAAACTGACACTGTTGCGTCTGCCGTTGTTGTATTTCCCCCTGAGAAGAAATAGAAAGCGACAAGCGAATAGGCAATTCCTGCCGGGGCACCCGTCAACAGGGGAGTCGTCCACTCCCCCAGCGCCCCCACACCCAACGGGATCGTCAAACCCGTCGTATCTCCTGTGTTCAGAGCAACAGTCCACCCAGGGTCCGAAGACGCCAATGGGTAGTTTGAAACCCCAACAATCACCACGGGAGAGAACGAATCACCCACCGAGGAAAGATACGGCACAAACACAGTAGGGGGAGACGGAGCAAAGGCTCCCACATTCCCCATCTCTGTCGGCTTCTCAAACCAAAGATGGTAAGTGACCCACAACTCACCCAAATTCTGCGTCGCAGCCAAGTTGATGCCACTAGTAGCAACATACACCCTAGCCGGTAAACAGAATCTTACATCCGAGCCCTCCGGCACGGCTGGCCCACACACATACAAGGTTTCCAACGGGTCATTGCCTCGCTTGCACTCTAGACCCATCATCAATGATTCTGACGGCTTACACGACACAGACCCATCTTCATTCAGCAACTCCTGCAGAGTCGTGAAATCAGGTGAGCCCACGTTGTAATTCGCTGCCATACAAACCTTGCCTAACGCGTAGCCATTCACTCCACCAATGTCCGACGAGGTCGTTTGAAATTCGACCACCATGCCATACATCCTCCAGACTCGATAATTTCGAGCCAACGGGCAAACCCACGAAAACAACCCCCCCTGACTCCCAGGGGCGTTCGTAATCGGAGAGTTTGCCTGAAGACCCGGATTCACATCGAACCACTGAATATTGGTGCCCAGCCCATTTGATAGGACATCACCCAAA